GCAACAGTGTGGAACCAGCTGAACCAAGGAAGAGGAACAGCTGGGTTAGACACGCTAGAGGACGCTGTGCATGCCCTTGCCCCTTACGGGATCAGCACCGACACAACCCGTGTGACATTCATCACCGACGCACCCTTGGTGGTGACGATGGTGAGCTTGCCCTCCTCGACCGCGCCTTCGACCAGCGTGATCTTGGCAGCGATGCGAGTCCGCTTGTCAGCGAGGTAGTCACCGATGCGGAGATCGGACACACCCATCTGGACCAGCCGATGAGCAGGCTTGGGTGCAACAGGAAGGGCAGCGAAGGCAGCCTCACGGGCAGCGATCTCGCGCTGGCTGTGAGCCACGGCGAGGGCAGCACGCACCCTCTTCGGAGGATAGGTGCCATCGGCGTAGCGAACGATATGCGTGGTGCCCATGGCACACCTCCTAATGAATGAATGGGTGATGGGCACAATGCCCTAAACCCTCGCCAAGGGCCGAAGGCCCAAAGACTGAGAGACCCCAGGATTAGGGCTAGATACAGGTGTTAACCAGAATCCAGTTAACAGGATGAGGGTCGATGTATTTGGGGAGGTGATAGCTGAGTTCACCTCGATGAGCAACGCTTATACCCTAATGACATGCACTACATGATGTGTATGTAAGAGAGGATGGGTATAGAGGTGCAATAGAACCACACTCATATGTATGTGAGTGCATACTCAACCGCAGTTGGGCACAACAGTGGGGTGGGTATGTGTATGTGTATGGGGATCAAATACCGGGGGGGTGGGTTGGTAAAGATGAGCGAACGTGTAGCAAACAGACCCCAGACATAGTTGATCCCCTTTTCCGTATGCCGGACTATAAAAATAATGATAATGGTATATCTATATAGGTTAAAGAGCATGCTCTTGAATGATTACAGATAGAGAGATAGGGAGATTAGGTTTCTGTTGGTCTTCCTGTAGGGAAGACAATAGGAGGGGGAAACCTTAAATATCTAAGAGATATTATAGGTGCTCCTGATGGGTCTGATGGGGGGATGAGCGCGCCAGAGGCTTCGCGCTCTGTGTTTGGTCACCGAGGGCGTCATCCACTCGGCCAGTCAGCTATGGGGGGCTGCACCGCTTGCCTCTGGTTGGTGATCTTTCGATCTGGAGCTTCAGTGGGGAAGCTCATACCCACGGTTCAGACACACTGCCCAAACCTTTTTTAGCAGGGATCCCACCCTTTCCTAGCAAGGCTGTCAACAGAAATGTGGCCAGCTCTCCGTCAGGGGGCTGGCCACAGAAGTTTGCTGGACACCACAGCCGGAAAGGTAAGGAAAAACCGGAGGGGCCAGAGAGCAGAGCACCTTGGCTCCGCTGAGAGAGGGAGATTCCTTGGTTCCCCGTTGGAAAGCAAGGGAAACTTCCATGGGCAGGGCTCGACACCTGCTCTGAGATCACTCGAACGGTGGTCCCTGCTAAGGGGCTTCCTTGGTTCCAAAGGGGGCCTATTCCCTTGGTTCCAAAGCTCTTCCTCCGACCGGATGCTCAACCCCGGCCCGTTCCACACGAGAGAGGCACGTCCTTCCGTGCTGCCATGGATCTCTTGATCAACCGACATATGGCGGCTGCATCGGTCTGACGGGGAAAGCTCTCATCAGGGGGTGATGGATGAGCTGTCAGAGGGGGATTGTCGATGCAGCCGCCTCAAGGCCAATGGGGGCCTACCCGTTTAGAGTCTGGGTCAGACCACTGGGAGGTGTTCCTTTCTCCCAGTGTGTGAAGCAGTCCATAGAGGACTGGTTTCATTGGTTCAAGAGAAATCTGGTCACATCCCGTTCTGGGTCAGGATCTGCTTTCCCTCCTGGGTCAGCTGGACCTTGCCTCTGGCATCGACTGTGACCAAGCCGCTGCGATCCAGATTGGCCCAGAGCCTGGGACCAATGGGGCTCTGGTCCTCGTCGAACTGAGCCCTGGTGGCATTGCCCCCGGTGTTGCGGATGTAGGCCAGGGCCTTGAGGTCCATTGTGGTCAGCGAGGCGGTGGTCATGGGGTCTTCTCCTTGGTTCCAGAGGATAGATGGTCAGGGCAGCAGGATTTGAACCTGCGATCTCCAGCATCCAAAGCTGGCGCCTTACCGGGCTTGGCCACACCCTGCCGAAACTGTGCGGTGGAACCAGTCCTGACTAGGGACCGGGGAAGGGGACACAGAGTCCGAATCACCCCTAAAGCGATTCTGGCTTCACTGCATAGCAGCTATCCAGGTATCTCGCCTCCACGCAGATGATGATGGTTGGGGCGGATGGATTTGAACCACCGACGCCGAGATTTTAAGTTCCCGCGCTCTACCCCCTGAGCTACGCCCCCCAACCAATAGAAAAGGTTCCCGCTGATGGAATTTAACCATCGACCTCCCCTATGTGATGGCAGGGGTGCTCTAACACTGAGCTAAGCGGGAAACTTGGAGATCCATGGGGGATTTTAACCCTCCTAAACCTGTGTTGCAGACAGGTGCCTAGTCACTCGGCCAATGGATCAACTCGGAAACTGGTAGCGGTGACAGGACTCGAACCTGCGACATAAGGATTATGATTCCCCTGTTCTACCGACTGAACTACACCGCATCAAAACTGTTGGGGCTTTTAGAGCAGATCCCCACTGCTGGAAGGTCAGGAACCTAGTTACCGCTCATTAGAGCGGGAAAGGAGTCGGCTCCCTCTTCCTGCGGATGTTATTGGCCCCACCGTCCGCTGGGGTTTGGCCACCGTCCGAACTGACCGACTGTGGTCTCATGATCAGGGCATGCTTTTTCTGGTTCCGTCAAGATTCTCTTGCGAGGCCCTAAAGGGACCCTAAGATGCCCAAACCAAAAAAAGGAACACGATCAATGGACAAGCCCGCAGTGAATACGAGCGATCTCCCACGGGTGACACCCAAGGACATCGAAGACGCGATCAAGGAGACCGAGTTCTTCTGCCATGGGGTGCTGACCATCTGCATCCTCACCATGCAGAACGACTTCAAGGTCACGGGTGAGAGTGCCTGTGCCCACCCGGATCTCTACAACGAGGCGCTGGGTCGGAGCATCGCTCTTGGCAAAGCGAAGGAGAAGCTCTGGCCGCTCCTCGGCTATGCCCTTCGGGACAAGCTGCATGAAGTTGATTCGGGCACCTTCAGGACCCGGCTCGAAGCCGAGACGCAGCAGCTGCACGAGAGGACCGGCAAGCTACGAAGGTTTCTCGCCAGTGAGGGCGTCTTGAACCTCAAGGTCGAGGATGTGGACCTTCTCAAGCAGCAGCTGCCCCAGATGGAAGCCTATCTGGAGACCCTGCATACCAGGATGAAGAGGCTGGGGGCCTGAAGCGTCATGCTGGACATTGCCCAGGTTGAAAAGGCCCTGCCAGCCACTCTGCGGGGGGCTGCTACGCAGTCTCTCGTGGACACCATCAACCAGATCAGTGCTGATCCCATGATCGCAGAGGTGATCAGGGACAACTTCATCTCGTATGCACACGTCCTGCGGGATGGAAAGTTCAAGACCGACGACTATGTGCATGCGGTCGCCTATGTGAGCTACAAGCTCATGGGGAACTCGAATCAGGACGCCTATTTCAAGACGTTCCCCCAACGCTACTCGATCTTGGTGAGCAAGGGAGCCACGCCGAAGGACATCTCGGCCTATGTGGCGGCCTACAACAAGGGCAAGCTGGTCAATCTGATCCTCGAACAGACCCTGGTTCCCATCTGGATCCTGAATCAGGACGTGTATCAGAAGGCCATCAACGTGCAGGCCACGCTGATGACCACGGCACAGAGCGAACTGGTGCGGACCAACGCTGCGAACAGCATCCTGACGCATCTGGCGAAGCCCAAGGAGGTCGCTGGCAAGCTCACGATCTCCATGGAAGAGACCAACGGCATGAAGGAGCTGACGGATCTCATGCGACAGCTTGCTCAAAAGCAGCTGGGAGCCATCGAAAGGGGTGGTGTGTCTGCACGAGAGATCGCAGCCCAACGAATCATCGAGCATGAGGTCGAGTGATGCTGATCAAGAAAGAACTCGACACTTGGCTCGATGACGTGGACTACCACGAGCTGAACTCCACGACCTATGTGCCCACGGAGTTCAGCCTGCTGTTCATGAACTTCATCAAGCTGGTGAACGGCACCGAGGGAGAGAGCCACAAGACGCCCCCTGTGCATTTGAAGATGCTCGACAAGATCACGACACGCTCATCCTACATGGCGAACCTCTGTTTTCGAGGCGCTGCGAAGACGACGCTCTTCATGGAGTATCTCACGCTCTACCTCGCCGTATTCGGCTACATCCCAGGCTTTGGGAAGGTGGAGGGAATGATCTATGTGAGCGATTCGATGGAGAACGGCGTCAAGAGTGCCAGGAAGAACATCCAATTTCGCTATGACAAAAGTGAGTTCCTCCAGGAGTGGATCCCGGTAGCGATCTTCACCGACCCATACCTCGAATTTCAGAACAAAGAGGGCCATCGGCTCGGTGTGAGGCTCTTCGGCGCCAAGACAGGTTTGCGTGGGACGAAAATTCTCGGCAAGCGGCCTGTGTTGTGTGTGCTGGACGACCTTGTGAGCGATGAGGATTCCAAATCCAAGATCCAGATGGATGCGATCAAGGACACAGTTTACAAGGGCGTGAATCACGCTCTCGATCCGACTCGTCGAAAGGTGATCTTCAATGGAACGCCCTTCAACAAGGATGACATCCTGATCGAGGCCGTCGAATCGGGCGCTTGGGATGTGAACGTCTGGCCGGTGTGCGAAAAATTCCCCTGCACGAAGGAAGAGTTCGTTGGAGCGTGGGAGGATCGCTTCTCCTACGAGTTCATCCAAGAGCAATACGACATGGCCGTCAAAACGGGGAAGATGGCTGGCTTCATGCAGGAGCTGATGCTCAGGCTAAGCTCCGAAGAGGAGCGTCTGGTGCAGGATGCGGAGATCCGGTGGTTTGATCGGGTCAAGCTGCTGGAGACCAAGAGCAACTACAATTTCTACATCACCACCGACATCGCCACATCGACCAAACAGACCGCCGATTACAGCGTGATCAGCGTCTGGGCTTACAATGCCCAGGGGGACTGGTTCTGGGTCGATGGCATCTGTGAACGCCAGATCATCAACAGGACGTTCGATGACCTCTTTCGGTTGGTTCAGGCGTATCGACCGCAGCAGGTGGGCATCGAAGTCACGGGCCAGCAGCACGCCTATATCTCGCTGCTTCAGCATGAAATGATGAACCGGAACATCTGGTTCAATTTTGCTTCGTCTGAGCGGTCGGGTATTCCAGGCATCAGGCCCATCGTGGACAAGCTCAGTC